AAATACCAAGAACATTAATTAAAGCAAAAATTCCTATTAAAAGTTCTTTTACCATGTTTGATTCAAGTTATTGGCCAAGCGGAACAGAAACTTTAGGAAGAGTACTTGAAAATCTTCCAAAAAGAGTTTATTATGTTAGTAAATCAAAAGCATGGTTAGGTGACAATAAAAATGAGTTCCTGTAAACTAGTTATAAAAGATGAAGTAAATGTAAAGTTTGAAGATTTGTCTTTGGATCATCGCAAAAGATTACATACTAAATTTAAATTTGAGATTCCTTATGCAAGACATTTGCCCGCAGTAAAGTTAGGACGCTGGGATGGCAAAATTAGTTTTTTTGGATTGGGAGGTACTACATACCTAGCATTAGTGGATCAAGTACTTCCTATATTAGAAGATGCAGGAGTGTATGTAGAACTTGTAGATGAAAGAACTAAGCACGACTTTGAATTTAAATTGATAGATAAAAATTATCTTAGTGATATTACCTGGCCAAGCACACACCCTTGCTCTGGTCAACCTATAGAACTTAGAGATTATCAAGTCGAGATCATAAACAAATTTATTGAAAATCCTCAATGTATACAAGAGATTGCGACGGGAGCAGGCAAAACAATTATTACTGCGGCTCTTTGTAAATTAGTTGAAAATTATGGGAGAACACTGACCATAGTTCCAAATAAAAGTCTAGTAACACAAACCGAAGACGACTTTATCGCTTGTAATCTCGATGTAGGAGTTTACTATGGTGATAGAAAAGAATTAGGTAGACAAAATACTATTGCAACTTGGCAATCATTAAACGTATTAGAAAAAAGAAGTAAAGACGATCACACAACTGAATTTTTAGAAGCCATACAAGATATTAATACAATTATTGTAGACGAGGTTCACATGGCTAAAGCAGATGTTCTCAAAAAAATGTTAACAGGGCCATTTGCTCATTGCGGAATACGTTGGGGTTTGACCGGTACGGTACCTAAAGCAGATTTTGAATTCTACGGCTTAAGATGTTCTATAGGTGAAGTTGTAAACAAAATTCCTGCCAAACAATTACAAGACAAGGGTGTCTTGGCACAATGCAATGTAAATGTCTTGCAAACACAGGACCACCCCGAGTTTAAAAACTATCAAGAAGAATTAAAATGGCTGACAACAGATTCTGTAAGGATGGGATGGATCGCCGATACAATAGAACATATTGCTTCTTCGGGTAATACATTAATATTAGTCGACAGGATTTCAGCAGGAGAAATGTTAGAACAAAAAATAAAAAATTCGGTATTTATATCAGGGTCAACCAAAAATTTAGATAGAAAGGAGCACTATGATGAAGTATCTACTGCAAAAAATAAAGTTATCATTGCCACATATGGAGTTGCCAGTGTTGGCATTAATATTCCTAGGATTTTTAATCTTGTTCTCATAGAACCAGGAAAATCCTTTGTGAGGGTTATACAATCTATAGGGCGAGGAATTCGTAAAGCAGAAGACAAGGACAATGTTCAGATATGGGATATTACCAGTTCCTGTAAATTTGCAAAAAGACATCTAGGACAAAGAAAAAAGTTTTACAAAGAGGCTAATTATCCGTATAATATAGAAAAAATAGATTATGAAAATCCTTACACTCGATAACGAAACATATACATTAGAAAAAATACCCGAATACGTAGATGATAATTTACGTTTTGCGGTCTTGGATAACTCCAACCCAATAGATCCAGACTACTATTTTGTTCCGTTAATATTTTTAGAAAGTTTTTCTGCACCTGCGGCAGTATTGCAAATTGGGGATAAAAAAATAAAAATGCCATTGGATTGGAAAATGATTATTGGAGATCCCGAAGAGGGAGAATTATATGTGATACCTATCACTAGTTTGAACGATCGAGGATTTGAAACTTTCTTGTTTAATCCCATTACTGGTTCAAAGCCAGAATTTAAAGTTGTAGATATCGTAGATATCTATCAAGAAATAAAATGGTATTTTCCTAAACTTAAATCAGGACAAATACTTGCAATACCACTGGAAGAAGGCAAAAATCCTCAGTGTGCTTATTTTGTTAAGGATATTTCAAGACAATCAGAAATATTAGATTATAGTTTGGTATGGTAGAAAAAAAAGATAATAGAAAATTTTTTGAACTGCGTAATGGAATGAAAGCCATCGATTTCCGTAACAAGGATTATTACGATAGAATTGATGATAAGGAAAGAAGTCTTTATTCTCCTTACATGATAATGAGGTATGCAAGTTCTGTTTCCGGCGATCGTTTCTATCAGGAACACTATGTAGAAATGATTAACGAGTGTGTGAACAAACACTTGTTTACACTTTCCAGCAAACATAAAAAACTATGTTGGATGCTAACTTCTATGTGTGGCTCTCTTAAACAACAGTTTCATCCATGGGTAAAACCAATGAAAAAAATTCCAAACAAAAGCCTACAATTATTGCAAGAACTGTTTCCAACAAAAAAAGAACAAGATCTTGAAATATTGGATAAAATTATTACAGATAAAGAATTAGAAGAACTGTTAGAGGCACATGGAAAACAATCTTAATACCTGCACATATTGTAATAAAAGTTTTCAAAAAGAAAGAACTTTACAAGTTCACGTATGCGAACCAAAAAGAAGACACTTACAAAAAAATGAAAAATGGGTAAAAAACGGGTTTTTAGTTTTTCAAAGATGGTACGAGATACATCAAAAAAACGGAAAACAAAAAACATATGACGAGTTTTGTGATAGTTCATATTACAATGCTTTTGTAAAGTTTGGAAGATATATGATGTATATCAATCCTTTATATCCAGAAAAATATATTGATTATGTAATATTATCAAAGATAAAATTAGATCATTGGGCAAGGGACGATCTATACGAGACGTATCTCATTGACACATTAAAAACCGAACCAGTAGAATCTGCATTACGTAGATCTATACAGACCATGATGGATTGGGCACAAGAACAAAATGTACAATGGGCAGATTATTTTAGATTGGTCAATACTCCTAGAGCAGTTCAACATATTCAATCTGGAAAAATATCACCATGGCTGGTATTGGGTTGTAAAGCAGGTAAAACTATGTTAACGTCATTTACCGACGAACAATTACAAATGGTTCAAGGATTTATTGATCCTAATTTTTGGAACAATAAATTTAAAAATTATCCGGCAGATGTTTTGTTTGTACAGGAAACAGCAAAGGAGGCCAAAATTGTATAAAGAAAAATTTGATGACAGTTTAGAAATACAACCAGGAGATAGTGTTTTGGTCATAGGAAAAAACGGTAAACTTAAAAAATTAATCATGCCCGAAATAAAAAAAAATATACCACATACTGCGGGAACCGAAAAAGTTTTAGAAATATTAAAAATATTTGATCCCGATGCCGAATTAGAAACTTTTGAAAATGTTGATAAAAAAATTATAAATTAATGCCTGATATAGATATAGATTTTTACGATCGAGAACAAGCACTTAAACTTTTTAAGAACATACCTGCATCAATTATTAAGGACAACGAAAGCGAAAAACACAATACCGGTGTTTATTTTCATGATATTCCAACAGATCCTATCACAGGTTATTCTAGCCTAGACTATAAACAGGCAGAGGAGCGAGGATATTTTAAAATTGATTGTTTGAATGTTAATATCTATAAAGACATAAAATCAGAAATAGAACTTGTTGAACTCATGATACAAGAGCCAGACTGGGACATGCTAAAAGACAAGTCGATTGTAGACCAACTATTTCATCTTAATGGTCACTACGATATTGTTTCAAAATTAGAACCAAAAACTATACAACAACTTGCGGCAGTGTTAGCAATTATACGACCGGCCAAAAGAAATCTTTTATATAAAGATTGGATTGATATAGAAAAAAAAGTATGGGAACGTCCCAAGGACGATTCTTATTTTTTTAAGAAATCTCATGCCGTGGCCTATGCCCAAGCGATAGTGGTACAAATGAATATCATGACAAGACAGAAAAAATGATAAATAGTTTTTTAGTGTACACGTCAGAAAACAACAATGCTAAAAAACCACTTCATAAAACAGTAGATCTTTCCACTTCCACAAACACCTATCTAGACGTTGAGATGATCAAGATATTTGAACAGAGTATAGAAGAAGATTGTCCTTATTTGATACAGTTAGATAACAGTGATTGGTCTGAATGGGTCAAAAGAAGAAGGCAGTATTGGGAAGAAGAAAAAAGAGTCAGTGTCACTTACCACAATCTAAGTCGCAGTATATACGTCGTGCCTATGCGGTAGGTCTTCGCATCAGTTGAATTGTTCTTCTCTTGATTCTTTTTTTCGCTATTTCATCTAGGCGGACTACTGGTCCATGAACTATTTTTACATCTTTACTAGCAAGTGTGACTAATGTAGATTTAAAATAAGAAAAATCATTTTTTAAGAATATGTTGATTGGAATTTTTCTATTAGATTCCCACCACCATGTTTCTCCAAGTTTTAAAAAAGTTATTTTATCAGCAGGTTGCATGATTCTTCCATAATCATAAAAACTAATCACCTGGTTATCCTGATTCTGTACAATACCCACGTATTCGAGGTCTCCTTTACGTATGAGAGATAAAAATGGGAATTTTTTTCCTAATGTTTCAAAAATTTCATTCATGTGTTTCCAATAAATACTGTTAAATATGTACTATGCAAACAGTATCAAGGTATTTACTCACAAATTTGGTAATCGCCTATATAAATGGTTATACAGGAAGGAATTCTAAAGTGTACGATAGACAATTAAAAGTATATAAGGGTGTTTCTAATCCTATCACATTTGCGTTTAAAAATGAGGATCAAAAAGCCCAGGATATAACCTCAAAAACATTTGAATTTAACATAATTGACATAGAATCAATGAAGTCTGTATTAACTAGAAATTTAACTATTTTAGATGACGGATCAACAACAAATACCAAAGGAACTGCTATTGTAACCATATCAGAAGGAGACTTACTGTTACTTGATTCAAAATTTTACAATTATAGCGTAAGAGAAATTAATGCCGACAACAGTCAAACTGTAACGTATAGCGATACATCTTACAATTCGCAAGGAACGTTAGAGTTAATCGACGATGCATATCCACAGTTTCAGGCTAGTCAAAATATTAACTCATTTACAGTAACTACAGGGCCATTAACAAAAACATCCGGAGCCATCGATGCATATCCCGGAAATAATAATAATTCTGCCCTACACACTGCGGTAATCTACACAACTGGGTTTACTGGTAGAGTAAAGATACAAGGTACGATGGTAACAACGTCACCGGTAGACGCTGATTACTTTGACATAACAAATATTGACATAACTGCATCTGATACTGTAACATACACAAACTTCAATGGGGTTTATCAAAATATCAGATTCAGTTACGGTAATACAAGTGGTAATACTGGCACAGTTGACAAAATCCTATATAGACATTAAAATACATTAATGAATCTAATCCAGAGTACAATTCTGAATTCGTTGCCTGCTGGCAAGAAAAAAACTCCCAGCGGATGGACTAGTTTCAATGCTCCTTGTTGTGTATACAATGGAGAATCACAAGACAAGAAAAAAAGAGGAGGTATAATGACCACCGCCGACGGTACATTAAGTTATCATTGTTTTAACTGCGGTTATAAAGCAAATTATACTATTGGTAGAAAATTAAATTTTAAGATGAGACAGTTCATGGGATGGATTGGTATCTCCGAAGAAACTATACGTAAACTTTCCTTAGAGGCGATGCGTTACGAGGAGGCTGGTAATACTCACGAGAAAAAAAGATTTGTTGAGTTTAAAGAAAAACCTCTGCCGAAGAATTCTCATAGATTAGATTACTGGTTGGAAAAATATCTTAAAAAAGATCTAACAGATACACAATATAATAAAATAGATCAATTATTAAATTATCTCAAATCTAGAGGAGTTGAGCCACACTGGTACAATTTTTATTACTCACCAGACCAAACATCAAATTTTGATAGAAGAATTATTATTCCTTTTTATTGGAGAGGAAATCTTGTAGGATATACAGGAAGATTATTTGATACACGTAATAAAGAAATAAAATATTGGACAGAAACACAACCCGGCTATGTGTTTAACATGGATGTTCAGGATTGGTCTCGTAAATTTGTTCTGGTAACAGAAGGACCATTTGATGCACTTACCATTTCTGGTGTAAGCATATTGGGCTCAGAGATAAATGATATACAAAGAGAACTCATTGATGGACTTGGTAGAAAGGTGATTGTTGTACCAGATAGAGATACACCCGGAGAAAAATTGATAGACCAAGCAATAGAATTTGGATGGAGTGTGGCATTTCCAGAATGGCAAAAAGGTGTTGATGATGTGGCGGATGCTGTGTTAAAATATGGAAGATTGTTTGTGATGCAAAGCATATTAAAAACGACCGAATCAAGTAAACTAAAGATCGATTTAAAGAGAAAAATTTATGGCTGATTATAGTTTTGACGTACAAAAGTTGTATCTAGAAATGTTTCTGGCAGATGCAGAATCTTTCGCCCGAGCACAAAACATTTTTGAACCTACAAGTTTTGATAGAAAACTACAACCGATCGCTAAGTTTGTAAAAGAGTATTCTGAAGAGTATAAGGTTATGCCGGATGTTGACCAGGTCAACGCCAAACACGACATCAAATTAAAATCGGCAAAGGATCTAGATCCATCACACTTTAGTTGGCTGTTAGATGAATTTGAAACATTCTCAAGACACAAGGCCATGGAGAAAGCGATACTCGAATCTGCTGATTTGTTAGAGAAAGGTGATTATAACCCTGTTGAGGACAAAATCAAGGCCGCAGTTGGTATAAGTTTAACTAAAGATTTAGGAACAGACTATTTCGAAGATCCCAGAGGTAGATTGGAGGCATTAAAAAACTCTAATGGTCAAGTCAGCACAGGATGGACCAACGTTGATAAGAAACTTTACGGTGGATTCAATCGTGGTGAACTAAACATATTTGCTGGTGGATCAGGAGCAGGAAAGAGTTTATTCCTACAGAATCTAGCAGTCAACTGGGCAACCGCTGGGTTGAACTGTGTATATATCTCATTCGAATTAAGCGAGGCATTGTGTGCAATGCGTTTAGATTCCATGATGGCAAATATATCAACAAGACAAGTTATGAAAGATATTGACACGGTTGAAATGAAAATCAAAATGTTAGCAAAGAAAGCCGGAGGCATTCAAATTAAATATCTTCCTTCCGGTAGCAATGTTAACGACATAAAAGCATATGTCAAAGAATTACAATTGAAACAAAAGAAAAAAATCGACTGTATCTTGATAGATTATCTGGACCTTATGATGCCGAAAAGCAAACGTGTAAGTCCAGCAGATTTATTCATTAAGGACAAATATGTTTCAGAAGAATTAAGAAACTTTGCCACTGAGTCACAAATGATAATGGCAACAGCGTCACAATTAAACAGGGCAAGTGTAGAGGAGATAGAATTTGATCACTCTCATATAGCAGGTGGACTATCAAAGGTGCAGACAGCAGACAATGTAATTGGTATCTTTACAAGCAGGGCCATGAAAGAGCGTGGAAGATACCAAATACAATTTATGAAAACTAGAAGTAGTTCGGGGGTTGGTCAGAAAGTGGATCTAGAGTTTGATGTGGACACATTAAGAATTAGATCACTCGATGAGGAAGAAAGCCATTATCAATCAAAACCACAATCTTCAATAATGGATAGTCTCAAAACCAAAAGTAAAGTATCGTCGTCGGATAATAAAACAGATGCTAGAAATGAAAAAGAAATTAATCCTCGCAAAGGCGAAGATTTTGGCAAAGTTAAAGCCACAGTAGAGGGAGGAAAATTGAGACAACTTCTGAACGAACTACACTCAGATGAAGAACAATAAAAGTTAGTATTATCCCAACAAACTTGTATTTAGAAAAACAAGCGGAGCGCCAAAGTTCGAGAAAGCGTTAGCGTAAATTTTAAAACAGCGAAGCGTAAACAGCGTAAAGACTATTTGACCCTTTTTGTTTTTTACCATTAAGTATGTTGTTCAATTATTAAAAGTATTATATAATCAAAATATGAAAACAATTAAATCATTTAAAAGAATAGTAACCGGAATCAACGAACAGGGCAAATCAACAGTGATGTCGAATGACATTGCTGGGGGTGTTCTAGATTTTGGCGATGCCCGACCGTTCCACACACACACATACTTGTGGAAAACACGAGACGAAGAACAAGACTTTACAGGGTTCGACGATCCCATAGATTCCAATTTCAAAACATTTCCCACACCGGGAGGAACAACTTTTCTTGTTGTACAGTTCGATCCCCAAGACGACGAAGTGCTTAAAAAAATTGATCCAAAAAAAGGATTCGAAGCCATGGGTGCTGTTGATAATCTCAAGGTCAGCAGTCGACATCCTTATATGCACGCCACTCCCACTGTGGATTACGGTGTCGTACTGTCGGGCAAAATCAAACTGTTGCTGGACGAAGGTCAGGAAGAAGTGGAACTGAATCAGGGAGATGTGTTGGTGCAGAGGGGAGCATTGCACGCCTGGTACAATCCGTTTTCTGAACCTTGTGTTATTGCTTTTACTTTAGTAGACGCTAGGAAAAATTAAGCATCTCCGTGTCGACAATTCATACGCCATAATTCACGAGAATATTGTTCTTCGGTGCTGTCGATTGTTCCCTTGGCCGAGTGTAGCATGGAAATGTTATCCCATATTAAAAAATCTCGCTCTTCCCAATGATGCTCATAGATGTACTCATCCTTGATTGCGTGATCTCTTAGTTCCTCTAACAGTTTGTCTGATTCCTCTTTGCTCAATCCAAGCACCTGTTGTATGTGTCCGTACACCGAATAGATACAGTTCTCTCCGGAGATCCAGTGCGGCATTATCAAAGGATGGTATACATATCCGTCCACTCCCAAGCCCTTGAGTTCTTCTTCCGTGGGCACCGCCGCTAGTGCATAATCGGTGGCGTGCTTGTGTGCGGCCACCTTGCCCGTGGCTTTCTTTTTTAGATTGTCCGGTAGATTCTTATACGCCATGGACTGATCTGCGAATATTGTGGTCCCCCCCACTTTTGCAACGGTTATGGAATATAGAAAACTAAACGTCGGAGGACATTGTAAAAAAGATTGATCGATGTGCCAAATTTCAGGACTGAGTTGCCCTTTGGTTTTGTCGTTGTGTAACACATAGATCTCTGGATGTGTCTTGAGAGCATTCTGTTTCCATTTAGCGTGACGTACGGGTGTACCAAACTTGTTCAGTATCTCTACGAGGTCATCTGGGCTGGCCTGGAAATTTTTAAAAATCAATATCTTGTGTTTCTCCATTAGAGATATTATGTGATCAATACCTTCCACTATATCTGTTTTTGTGACGTCAAATATCTTCACACCGTATGGCAAAATGGCTTCTGTTTTCATGTGTTTTCCTTTATATTTTTATCAGTGTAAAACAACAAATAAGTACTGTATGTTGTTTACCTACTGTTATTTAAACCTTCCGACAATCCCGGAATCGATATTAGAGTCTGCTTATAGACAACTGGCACAATGCGAATCCAACGTTGGAGGATCGCAACACAAAATGGCCGCAGATACAAGAACAGTACCCGGTTATCGAGAATACCTAACGCGAACTGTTACAGACGGCTCTGGTAAAAAATTCCGTGCTCCTGGCCATCGAAGATATCGTTTGGATGACGAGTTTGATCGCTGGGTTGGTAGGCATCTGGAACAGAACACCGACACTTCCGGGATTGCAATTTTTGACGACTTTGCAACATCTTACCCCCCACATGTGGATGCCACTAGGAGTTACACATTGATATATTTGCTGGAGGCGGGAGGGGATTGCGTGGAAACTGTTTGGTGGCGCCAACCAGGCTTTCCGATAGTGAGGGAGGATCTTCGTTGCAACTTTGATCCGAAAGATATAATTTCTGACTACAATCAAGTGGTCGAGGTAGACCGAGTGCAAGTGCCTTTGAAAAAATGGATCTGTGTTAATAGTGCAATCTTACACTCTATAGAAAATATTACCAGTCCACGAATTGCTATCCAGATCAGCAGAGACGATCTACCTAACCATATCATCGATCACGATAATATTTCGTTGGTAGTTGACAGGCCTTAAATACAGTATATAATATATGTTTAAAATGAAAGGATTGTTCCATGGGTATACATCACACATACAAGTCGCAACGAGGCGAACGATCTCTTTTAAAAAAACAAAAAATAGAAGAACTTCGTAAGCGTTCTTCTCAAAGAAAACAATCAAAAAAAGAACAGGTCAACGATAACGTTTATGTCGTTCCGGAGAACGAAGTGGTCACACTAGACATACTGACCAACCCAGATAAAAAGTGATAGATCAAAGATTATTTGACTGGTATCGGATCGATACAAAAAAAAATTTGAGGCTGGGTCGTTATTGCTTCCGACCGTTCGACACTGTGCTTATTGACAAGTCTGGCTCTTGTTATCTTTGCGAGTGCACCGCTTGGTTGCCTCAGAGTGTTGGCAACTTATATAAATCATCCCTAGAAGAAATATTGGATTCGGACACTGCAAAACTACTGAGAGGATCCATCAACGACGGCTCCTATCGATATTGTAATAATCAACAGTGTTCTTATCTATTGGATCATCGCGGAGTTTCATGGCCGGACACACCTAATATTTCCGATGTGAAAAATATCCGATTGGCCATAGACGACAGTTGTAACCTAAGTTGTCCAAGTTGCAGGAAAGAAAAAATTTTCCTTAAAAGAGGAAAACAATTACAAATGAGGTTTGAACTTGCCAATAAAATTGTTCATTTTTTAAAACAAGATAAACATTTTAAAATACACATCGGTAGTGATGGAGATCCTTTTGCAAGTTTGGTTTATAGATATTTTATTCAGAAAACCAAAAATTTTAAAAATCTATCTTATTCTATACAAACCAACGGTCTGTTAATTAAAAAAATGTTTGCTAAGAACAAAAGTCTTTTTGAAAATTTAGAAACACTTAACCTGAGCATCGACGGGGCAACAAAAGAAACATACGAAACACTAAGGCGTGGTGGTAGTTTTGAAAAAATTATCGAAAATTTAGAATTTATAAGAAGTATAAAAAAAAGTTTTAATTTTAAATTTATTTTACATTTTGTAGTTCAGCAGAAAAACTATAAAGAAATGCTTGATATGATCGGGTTGGCCAAAAAATATTCTGCTGATAAAATTTGGTTCAACAAGATTACCAATTGGAACACATTTGAAAATTTTGAAGAACAGGAAATTTTCAACAACAAACACCCGGAATATAAAAATTATAAAAATTGCCTAGATAAGATATCGGTCTTGCAAAAAGAATATAAAAATCAATTTATTGAATTTCCCACATTAACTTAGATATTCTAAAGGTTCGTTATAAAAACAGAAACTCACCTGTATTCTGGGATATTTTGCAGTTGTTCCTATCTCGACCGTGTGAAGTACATTGGACCTTAGTATAATAGGGTTGGTGCATTCTACTCTATCAATTTCTTTGTTATCGTCGTTAAACCAAACATTGTAGGTGTCGCTGGTATTCAATATTGGAAAATTTAGTTTAGCAATTACCGGGGGTTCGTCGATGTGTGGGTGTGTTTTGATATCTTCATTGAATATGGTGAAACTTATTTCTCTAACTTTGAGTTTCAATTCTGCTAACCACTCGTCCAACGTTGGCGATGATATCAAACACTCGTATACTTCTTTTTTATCAAGAAAATTCCAAAATTTTAGGTTTGTTCTATGTAGAGGACCGTTTTTTTTATTCAAAAAATCATAAAGTTCTGTGGCAATTTTTTTTTGATTTTTACACTCTAGAATGCGGTAGTTCAACATGCAACTATTTAAATAGATTGACTAGACAAAATGAAAATTGCGATTACAGGACACACCGCCGGAATTGGTAAAACTTTTGCTGAAATTTTAAAAAATAGGGGTCATGAAATAATTGGTATTAGTAGAAGTGAAGGCGAAAATATTCATAGAACCAATCACGTGATTGGTATTATAGAACCTTGTGATTTTTTTATCAATAATGCCCAATCTTTATATGCTCAGACCCAACTGTTATATGGAGTTTGGAAAAAATGGCAGGGACAGAAAAACAAATTTATTTGGAACATAAGCACACAGATGGCACAACAACCAATTAACTCTCTACCAAAAGATCAAGACGACATCACTATGTCTGAATACAGAAATCAAAAAATTGCCCTCGAGGACGCCAGTCAACAACTAAGATGGAAAAATTATTGGCCTGTAATTTCTGTTATTCGTCCCGGTGCTGTGGCCACGGAACATAACAAGGAAGAAAACCGAGCGGATGTTCATGAGTGGGTGAACTTTATTATTGATATATTTTCTAAAAATCCTAAACTTAAAATAGAAGAAATATCTGTTGGTCCAAGCAAATACGATTTTAAAATATAATGGATCCGAAACAAATTTTAAAAAACAAAAGTCTGTGTTATTTGCCGTGGACTGGATTTATATTAGAGCCCACGGGAAACATAAAAAATTGTGTTCTAAGTACAAAGGTTTTGGGAAATATTAAAAACGAAACGATAGATCACATATTATTGGGAGATGATAACATTCAGATAAAAAAACAGATGTTAGATAACTCTTATCCAAAAAGTTGTAGTGGTTGTTATTTGCAGGAACAAAATAAAAATAGTTTTGACATTATTAGTAGCAGAATATACTATACCAAAGAACTTAAATCCGTGGGAACAGATGTGTTTGATAATCTAGAAGATTTCAGTCTACATCATGTGGATTTAAGATGGACCAACCAGTGCAATCAGGCCTGCGTTTATTGTGACTCAACATTAAGTAGCCAATGGGCTAAAGAACTCGGAGTGGACGTTAAAATAGATAACGACAAGAAACAAAAAGTAAAAGACTTTGTTTTTAAGAATGTTAAAAAATTAAAGAATGTTTATCTTGCCGGCGGCGAGCCTTTGCTAATGAATGAAAATAAAGAATTTCTCGAACTATTAAAAAAACATAATCCAGATGTGCATTTAAGAATCAATACTAACCTGAGTCATATTAATACATCGGTTTATAAGTTAATTACCGAATTCAAAAACGTACATTGGACAGTCTCCGTGGAGAGTATAGAAGAGCAATATGATTATATCAGGTACCGAGGGTCTTGGAAAAACTTTTTGGCAAATTTAAAAAACTTGCAAGAGTTAAACCATAAAATAAGTTTCAATATGCTTTATTTTATTTTGAATTATAAAAGTCTATTTAATTGTATTGACTTTTTAAAGGGATTAAATTTCCATAACAACTCCTTTGTCGTTGGTCCGTTATACAAGCCAGAGTGGCTGAATGTTTTAAATTTACCAGATAATTCAATAGTGTCTATAAAAAAAGAATTAAGAGAAAATGTTGACAAGCAAGATCATCTATTAAAAAATGGATTTAGCAATATTCTAGAATATTTAGAAACACCTTTTAAAAAAAACATTGAAAAATTTAAAAAAGAAATTAACATCATCGACGAACGCAGGAACCTCGATAGTAAAAAGATATTCCCAGAACTATTTGAAATACTATAATGTTTACACCCAATACTAAAAAAATATTTCCTGACGTTTGTGAAGTTTATCAAGTAGAAAAGGATGTGGGAATTTATCCAATTTTTAAATCCGGATCCACCTCTCTTAAATCTTGGGCCAATAAGAAAAAACACAAAAAATTAATTAATGACCAGATTAAAAGACTAAAATTAATAAAAATTTTTCTAAGAGAACCATATGAAAGATTTTGTTCCGGTGTTAATTCTTTTCTACAATGGACAAAAAACGAAAACAACAAATTGGACGACGAAACAATATTATTTTTTGTAAAAAAATATCCATTTTTAGATCGTCATTTTTGTCCACAATTTTTATGGTTAATCAATCTGACAAAATTTTATCAGGGAACTATTAAAATTTATCTTCTAGATGAATTAAACAAACATGTGGATGACACCCACATACGTCCAGATAATATAGAACCCATGTCTAACAAGTTACCTTTACTATTAGAAGAATTTAAAAACGACAAATATCTTATGTTAGATAATTTCTTGATCGAAAATTATAAAAATAAAACAACGTCATTTAAAGAAATTATAAAAGAATATAAAAATCAAAATTTAGAATTATATAATCAACTGTTTCACAACGATTTAAAAATATTGGGAGAATTAGATGTACTGTCCAAGAATTGACCATTTTATACGTATGAATAACGATGGTACTTTTTCAAAATGTGGTCATATGGTTGGGGCAAAAAAGTTCACTTCTTATCATAATTTATTACAGAGCGAATGGCTCAAAAAAATTGAAGAGAATATGATCAACGGTCGATGGTCTGACGAATGTATACGATGCCGAGAGAGCGAAGAAGCAACCAAGACCAGTGTTCGTCTAGATGCTGTAGAGAGACATAAAAAATTATTTCCAATAGACAATCATTATCTTGTTGTGGGGGGTGTTTTAGATAATGTGTGTAACAGTGCTTGTCAAACCTGTAACTCAAAATTAAGTACAAAAATCGGTAGTTTGGAAAATAAAGATTATTATAAAATAGACAATTACGAAAAATTTTTTAGTCTCCCCATCGAAAACATTTTAGAAATTGATATCAACGGCGGCGAACCCACTGCGAGTAAAAATTATAAAAAACTATTAAAAAACCTACCACCCAATGTACAAATAGTGAGAATCAATACCAACACATCACGTGTATTCCATGACATAGAAGAGCTGTTAAAGAACAAGATAAAAGTTATAGTCACCATGAGTTTTGACGGAACGGAACACACGCACGATTATGTTCGATGGCCCATACTATGGAACAACTACAAATATAACGTAGACGAATATATCGAGTTGAGAGAAAAATATAAAAAAAATTTATATTTAGATTTTTGGACAACCGTGAGTGCTCTCAACCTACACGATTTAGAAAAAATTATAATGTTCGCTGAGAATAAAAAAATACCTCACTCTTACGGACTGCTCAAAGAGCCAGCGCCCCTGGATATTGGATTTAGGAATAGTATAACTACACATTCAAAAAAAATATTGGAAAATTCTAATAATAAGATATGTAAGGAATTATCAAAAATTACTGCATGTAAATCACAAAATCAAGATGCAATTTTAAACTATATAGAAACACAAGACAAACTAAGAAATATTTCAATAAAAGATTATCTCAACTTACCTTTAAATTTTTCATAAAATAATCTCGCAAATTCTTTATGATGCGGTGGACCATAATGAATACCGTCTTTTGCGGGAACCCAGGGTTGATTTAAATCTTTTACTGCCCCGGGTAAATTATGATTATCATATCTAGGGTAGCATGAAAATAAAGTTTTTTCGTAAAGCACATTTGCCTTATCTGTTATTGGCATTACTTCTTGTGCAAAACAATGAAATGTTTTAGCGTCCCTGTGTTGTGCAAATTTTTCTAAAAAAAATACATTTTTTAAGAACACTTCTTTGTCTGTTTCGTTGTTTTCAGATTTGAGAAAAATAGAATTCGATTGAGCCGTTACATTTACAGTGCGGTCATTTTCTAAACGTTCTCTTCTGCTCGGCTCCGGCCAACACACAATTATGATGTCTGGATATAATAACTTTTCTGTGCCATATAATATTCTTATTAATCGGTCTCCACTGGCTCCCGGACTTCCTAGATTGTAAAATTTTAAAGATGAATTGTTACAAAGTTTTATCAACTGATTCACCCAGATATCTCCGTCGTCTAATCCAATTCCAAATGTATGAGAACATCCAAGGACGACAACTTTTTTCCCACCCAACGGTAAAGGATTAAACTCGGGACACCTATATCCAAATTTATTTGTTTTATACTCCTTTGCGAAATTATTTTGTGGTAACTCGTTATCTGAATAATGTCCGTATTTCATATTAATTTTCTATTTTAATTCTAAATCCTAGTTTAAACGAATTAATTATACACATGGTGCCCCTTGCCCGATTCGAACAGGCCACCTACTGATTACAAATCAGTTGCTCTACCTAATGAGCTAAAGGGGCAGTATACCGTATTCAACTATTTCTGAAATACCTGTATACAGAAAGTATACAGCAAGTGCTCCAAAGATCCAACGACTTATTTTGAATATCTGTCGCACAGGAAACTTTTTGATTTGGTTGTGTGACACCAAACCTACCATTACCAAAATTACCAAACCAGCCAAAATGCCCAAACACACCAAAACAGTGTCTTGGGTATAGGAGATTATACCTGTGAGGAATATTATAATTTCAATACCTTCTCTAAATAAAATTCCAAACACAGCAATAGCTAAAAGAAACGAATTATGAAAAGGTAACTGTTTTACGTGCTGACTAGCACCATGGCAGAACCAAGCAACCCAGGCCAATATAACACCTGTAAACACCCCTATAACCCCTTCAAATCGCTCTATATTTGCGTGACTTCCTAGAAACTGGGCAGTTATACTACCCAATGTTAGGGTGGCTATAATAGACGCTATAATTGCTATCCATATTGCTTTGATGTGTTTAATATTACCACCTGATGATGCTAGTGCCAGCATAGCAATAAGCCATGCTTCAAACCCTTCTCGACCCACAACAAATGCGGATGCCAATAATGTTGACAATGTGTCTCCTTTGTTAGTTGCGAATAGTTCGCAACAAATTTAATTATACTACACTAGTCCAACTAGCAAGTCAATGTGAAACTACACATATAATGATTGACAAATGATTATATTCTTGTAATATTAGCATATCAGGTATGTGCTACGTGCATAAATACTGAACCATCCATATGGTTAAAAAGTGGCTGATCCACATCAGTTAAAAGTGGCCAACTTAACAGAACAAGGAGGCGGCTTATGAGAGAACGTATGAATGACATCGTTGCGAAATACAGCACTGCCAAAGCGATGGAAAAAAAAGTAAAGACACTTTTCCGAGCAAGGCACGAAGTAGACATCAACGGTAACGGTACGTCTGGATATGTAGTGAAACACGGAACCAACGCAGGCAAAGTGTTGAAGCACATCAAGATAGAATCAAAAACAATCTAACTTAATCTAATTCAATATCGGTGGGGTATACCCCACCACTCATTTTTATAATTCCTTACGGCGTCGCAATATAAATATTGGGTTATTATGATATCAAGTTTAGGTCATTAAAAAATCCAAAAATAATCAAAACTTTTAGGTTGTATTTCTAATACAACTTTTAGTATAATAACGGACTTTGCGTTGGTAAAAAAACTTTCGCAATACTAACAGGAGACAAAAACAAATGAAAATAAACAAGAAGAAAATATTCATTGGTGCGGTCGTAGTGGCGGCAATAGCAATCGCGGTAGCGGTGTT